AAATGAGGATCTTGGATGAGAAGTACCAGGCCATTATTCTCTACAACACCAATATCCGATTGTATACCATCGAGACCGGTTGTTCGGTAGATGTGCATGGCGTAGAAAAACTGGAACTCGAACCGGACGGAAAGTTGGTTGTCGAACGGGATCGAACAACTTTCTCCGATGGTAAGACAATCACCATGTATTCCTGCAATATGAATTGCTCATCGTTGGCAAAAATTGAGAAGTCTGATGATCAGAAATATGTTGACTGGGCATCTTTCACTATGGGAACCCACGACATGTCATCTTTTCTGGCCAAGAACAAAAATTCATTCGAAGAATTCCTGAATAAGATCCTAGAACTATTCAATAAAATTGTTGATGTTGTAACCGAATATGCCAATGCGTTCTGGGAGATCTGGAACGAACGAGATACTCCAGTTAAACATACAAAAAATCTACACTACCATGTTAATTGTATTCGGTCACACTGGGTTCTCGATGACGAGGAAGTTTATAATTATATGAGTATCGACAATACTCATTCCAAATTAGTGTATAACCGCTACGTTGACGAAATTGCCCAGCACACCAATCTTACCCCAACAAGGATTTGGGGAGAAGATACCGAGATAACCATATTCTCGAAAGATTTGAAGGTTCGATGGTATTCTTGTGACATGGATATCTGCAAGAAAAAGATGGCATTCTAAATAGGAGAAGTTATGCCTGATCAAACAGAGAATGACAAAGATCGTTATGACGCATCACTAATGCGACAAAAGATCTCTACTTTCTCAGACACAGAACTCCGAACCCTATTCAAGGCAATTGGGTTAAAAAACAAACCCGGAGCATTGCCCTTATACGGAGTGTCTCTGTCAAAGTGGATAGGCGAGATCCTCAAAGAATTTGATGAACGAAAGAAAAGGCGAATGAAATGAACTTAGTAAAAAATATATCAACAGTTGTCAAATTCGTTGCCAGTATCGGCGTTGGCGCAGTTATCAAAAACGCCATCGAGAAGTCGACTCCTGAGAATACTAGCACCGTGAATAAGCTGTCAGTATGGGTTGGCACCACCGTGATCTGTGGCGTGGTGAATGATCTGGCCGGTAAATATGTCGAGAACGAGATTAATGGCGTTCTCGATATGTTCGGTCTGCAAATCAAAGAAGAACCTAAGAAGGAGGATACGAATGGCTAGTCAACTGGATCCACCGATCACAAATAAGAAGTATGACGAGCTCGAGGCCATGTACGGAAAACTCGAGAGTCTATCCGATGAAGAACTTCAAACATTCTCTGATGGAATTTCATTGTTAGATCCTTCGTCACTATATTCATCCGAGATCACCGCTGATGAATTGATGCTAGCAATTTCCATTGAGATGGATAATCGTTGTTTGAACACTGCCAAGACCGTATTGGAACGAATTAAGAAATGCTGACCTTTGAAGAGATCTATGATTTCTTAAACCACAACGAATATGTTAATGGGATTGCTGTCTGCAAAGATCCTCATGAAAAGATAGCAATCTTAGTTCACACAACCGAACCAAGTGTCCTGCATCATTTGAACGAGATCCGTATGCCGGTTGATTATGCTGACTTGGACGGATTCATAATGGTTAAATTCAAGAGGCCAGAAAATGGATAAAAAAGAGTGTTATTCCTATTTGGAAGATAACGAGTTCGTTCACGACTTGACAACTTTGTTCAATGATGACGTTGCCATAGCATTTGTATTCATTGCCGATGATTCTTCTGTTGGAACATATTTGAATTCCAACAATGCACCGATTGTCTACTCAGACACCGATGGGCTCATGATGGTTAAGTATTAAGGACACCATGCCTGAAATCAATAAAGACGAATTTCCCAACAACTCTCGTAAGGCCAGAGAGCAACAGAAAGACGAGACTCCACGAGTGAGTAAGGTTATTCACGGGTCGGTAATCAAAAAGAAGACCTCGTTCGGCCACAGTATCCTGCAAGCGTTCACTGGCGACGAGACTAAATCGGTGGTGGATTACGTGATTTGGGATGTTCTTATCCCAGCAGCCAAAAATACCATATCTGAGATGGTCAGCACCGGTATTGAGATGATGCTCTTCGGTGAAGCAAAAGGCTCACGTAGCCGGGACAAGAATAAGTCCTATGTGAGTTATGGCAGTTACTTCAAGAAAGACAGTGACCGTCAGCCTGAGCGTCATGAACGAGTATCTCGCAACAAATACAACTTTGACGAGTTCATTCTCTCGACCCGTGGAGATGCGCAGGAGGTCCTCGATGGGCTTCTTAATCAGATCGACGACTATGACGTGGCCACTGTCGCAGACCTGTTCGATATGATTGACGTGCCTGGCGAGTTCACTGACCGAAAATATGGCTGGGACAATCTCAGTCGCGCTACCGTCGTCCGTGTCCGAGATGGATATATTCTGGATCTACCAAAACCGCAACCTTTGGAGTGATATGTCAAAACTCTCTGAGTTAGTAAAAAAAGATATTGACGAACGAGAATACCTGGGTTACAGAAAACACGGTATTTTGGTGGGCACTAAGCCAAATCCGTTATGGGATGCCTATCAACGGGCACTTGACCTGGCTGTTGGTCTTCGTGAGGATATTCTTGAACAGGAGACCAAAAAAGCTGATGATACCAACCCATACACTAACTCGCCAATGATTTTGGTCTTTCGAACGCCATTAAGCCGAGCTGAAATGATCCACATGATAGAAGATCGGATCTTACGATTTGGTTGGTGTCGTGTATATGACGTGGCAGCAAGATTCCAGCCTAACGAATCAGATGATAACTCCAAAAAATATGGTTGGGATAAAGAAAGTGAGATTCAAACATCTCAACCAGCATCTGATAGTTACCATCTTATCCTGGCAGTCCCTAAACTCATTACTCTAAAAGAAACAAAAATAGAGGAACCAACCTATATGATCGGCAGTGTATTTGAACGTCTCACGTTCAAAGACCCTATCGGCATAAGCCTTGTAATGCGACAAGCCAACAATATGATTGAAAAGAATGGTTGGTGTTCGGTTGCTCAACTTATGAATTTCTGTGGAGTACCAGGTTATGATATCAAACAGTTGGATCATGACTATGGCTGGATCTTTGAGTCGGGATTTCTAAAAGCTATAACAAATACCGATGCTGGTTGTAAAATGGTCCTGACTCAGCCAGTAAAACTAAATAAGGAAAATGAAAAATGATGGATATCAGCAAAGCACAAAGTATTATCGTCCGGACCGCTGGTCGCGGAGGTCTTATCCTGCAAAAGCACAGCCCAGAACTTCTGATGAGTCTCGGCGTTGTTGGCGTTGTCGCGAGCACCGTCCTGGCCTGCCGGGCAACGTTGAAGGTGGAGGCGATCAAGAAGAAACACAATTACCATATTTTGGACATTATGGATATGCAAAATAAAAACACACAAACATACAATGAGGCATATACCGCAGATGATACAAAGAAAGACACCGCGATCCTCTTCGCCCAAACCGGCCTGGAATTTGTCAAGCTCTACGGCCCGGCTGTAACACTCGGTCTTGCCTCACTCGCCGCAATTCTGGGATCACAAGGCATCCTACGTCAGCGCAACGTGGCTCTCGTGGCCGCTTACAAACTGATGGAAGAAGGCTTTGCCAGTTATCGCAAGCGTGTCGTCGATGAATTGGGTGTTGAGACGGATTATCTGTATGCCAACGGCCTGCACCAAGAAATTGTGACGGACAAGATCGTCGGTGAAGACGGAAAGAAACTCACGGTCAAGAAAGTTGTTATGACGACCGACCCGAACCATAAGAATGTCTACGCCAAAGTCTTTGAAGAAGGGAATCCTAACTGGAACCCAAATATGGATCTCAATCTCTTCTTCTTGCAGAGTTCACAGACCTGGGCCAACAACAAACTCCAGTCACAGGGTCATCTCTTCCTCAACGAAGTATATGATACGTTGGGCTTTCAACGTACACCTGCCGGAGCGATCACTGGTTGGACTCTTAAAAACTCCAAATTCTCAGACGGTGATGTGGACTTCCGTATGCATGATCCGAACACTGGTCGAGACTTTGCTGATGGATACAGGAATGCAATCCGCTTGGACTTCAACGTGCAAGGACTGATGTACGAGGATATTTAATCCTGGGCCAAATCGCCCCCAAAAAGGAAAACTGAAATATGGAGCATAAAAAACGTAACTATTTTATCCTCATGGTGTTTGTTGCAACCATAGGTTATGGCATGGATGGCTTTGAGGGGGCCTTGGTTTGGATGTTCATATTTACATTAGTGGGTCTCGCCTTCTTTAGCCGGGATTAATAGGAAAAATAATGGATACAAATACCTTACGTACCGTTCTTATTTATACCACGGGCATCACCGTTGGTGGCGTTTTGGGGGCTGTTGCTGGTGCTCTCCTCGCTGACAAACTCACGGCCGAAGATATTGCCACGGTCACGCTGGAAGCCGCTTGGATCGATAATCCTGATGGCACATCCTCGATCAAAGAAATCAGTATCATCCCAGACAAGGAACCCGAAGTGGAAGTCGACACACGAAAAGAAAAGCGCAAGAAACTCGATCGCAAGAAACTCAAGGAAGATGCTCTCCTGGCCGATGCTCAGGAAGGTATCAACTACGCCTCGTTTGCCAGTAAGACTCGTCAGAAGGTTGACCTGAACGAAATGGCTCTCATCGCTGAGAAATATAAAGTGACGCCTAAGAACGGCGAAGCAAAGATTGATCCTACGATCATTTCCCTTGATGAGTATGATCAAGCTCGCCTGGACAAAGCCAGTCTGACCTACTATGAGGAAGACGAAGTTCTGACCGAGGAAAACGAAGATGTTGTTGAAAATGCGAAAGAGATTGTCGGTACGGACTTTAAGAATCGCTTCGGCGGCATCTCTGGAGATCCCGATGTTGTGTACGTGGCCAATCCCCAGTTGGGGATCATGTACGAGATCATCCGTATTCACAACAGTTACAGCGAAGTTGTGCAGGGCATCCCGACGACCAAAAAGAAGAAACGGGTAAGGAGCGCGAATGCCGCAAGTTAAAAAAGTAGCTATAAGCTATCCTTCCGATAAGACTCGAGATTCATATTTTCAATGGCTTTGTGGTCTGGTTGAGGTTGAAAAGCCAGGCCACAGCTATTGGATCCTTGCAAGGGTGCTCTTCAACAAAGAATATTTTTGGACGGTTCCGAATGATGACAATCGTTCCGAGGATGGTAAGAAGCTTCGAGAAGAATATAATCGAATGCGACATTCTCGGGATGATTTCTCATTGGGCCCATGCACAATGTTGGAGATGCTAATTGGGCTGGCTATTCGAATGGAAGATATGCTGGCTGAGCCGTCAAAGGGTAACCGGACGAATATCTGGTTCTGGGAGATGATTCGCAATCTAGACTTTGATCAGTACACGGATGAGGATTACCATCGCTTAAATGGTGATCATTTCGTCAACTGGATTTTGGATGGATTGCTCGCACGGACATTTTCCCGAAACGGAAAAGGTGGTCTATTTCCATTGAAGAGATCACGACATGATCAACGCGACATCGAAATTTGGTATCAGATGGCAGAATATCTGGACGAAAATCACTCAAATTAGTGTTACGTTTTATGTTACAATGTTACACTTTTTTAAGACATTTCAATTTCGCGAAAATCGATTTTGGAAAAATGTTACGAAAAAGTGTAACATTGTTACGTTTTTGAAAAAAAAGTGTAACACCCCTAAATTTTGTAGAAGGCAAAAAAAGGCCTATTTTAGGCGTTTAAAATGCTTTGGGGTAATATTTCTACCCTTTTTTGTAAGGTCTGTTACACTTTTACACTTTTTTTATAAATTATATATTAGAGAAAAAAATGGTTTCTAGGGATTTACTATTTACACAAAAAAGTGTAACAGTGTAACAAACTCTTGAAAGGAGCTAATAAATGGATTTTTACCAAATCAAAGAACGATCAACAAAAAATGGCGTTATTGAGATAGTCCCAGATTTTACAATATGCCGATCTAAAGACTTGATGGTCAGGGGAAAGTCCTTCTATGGAATATGGGACGACGCAAAAGGCCTATGGTCTACAGATGAATATGATGTACAAAGGCTGGTTGATACTGAGTTGTCCGCTTATCGAGATGAGGTGGTGTCTAAAACAGACGGAGTAGTACACGTTAAACTAATGCGGGATTACTCCACAACTAGTTGGACTCAATTTCGTAATTACCTTAGCAACATCTCTGATAACTCACATCAATTGGACACCAAGTTAGTATTTGCCAATACAGAGGTAAAGAAGAAAGACTATGTTAGCCGTAGACTACCATATCCTCTGGAAGAAGGACCGTGCCCCGCTTATGATGAGATTATTGGAACCCTTTACGAGCCAGCAGATCGAGCAAAGTTAGAATGGGCTATTGGGTCCATTGTTGCTGGGGATAGCAAGGATATCCAGAAATTTATAGTCCTTTACGGTGAGGCTGGGGCGGGTAAATCTACAATAATGAACATCGTTCAGCAGTTATTTGAAGGGTACTATACTACCTTCGATGCTAAAGCGTTAACCTCTAACAACAATTCATTTTCAACGGAGGCCTTTCGTAATAACCCGTTAGTAGCTATACAACATGATGGTGATCTGTCAAAGATTGAGGACAATACTAAACTCAATTCAATCATATCTCACGAGGATATGACGGTTAATGAGAAGCATAAATCAAGTTATACAATGCGCATTAACTGTTTTCTGTTTATGGGAACCAACCAACCAGTAAAGATTACCAATGCTAAGTCTGGTATCATTCGACGTCTTATTGACGTTAGAACATCTGGTAAAAAAATTCCGATAAAGAGATATCAAACCCTTGTTTCTCAAATTGATTTTGAGCTGGGAGCAATTGCCTCTCATTGTCTGAACGTATACAGAGAAATGGGTAAGAACTATTACTCGGGATATCGACCACTTGATATGATGTTACAAACAGATACCTTTTATAATTTCATTGAGGCCAATTACTACACTTTCAGAGAACAAGATGGAGTGTCATTATCCCAGGCATATGAAATATACAAGGTATATTGTGATGAAGCACTTATCGACTTCAAACTTCCTCGGCATAAATTCAGGGAAGAATTGAAGAATTACTTTGATAAGTTTGCAGATATGACTCGTCTCGAGGGCAAACAAGTCCGAAGTTTCTACAGTGGATTTCTTGTATCCAAATTCACATCCATTTCAACCCCAACAGAAGAGGAACATCCGTATTCATTAGTGCTAGATTCCACTAAGTCGTTGTTTGATGAGTCTGCCATGGACTATAAGGCTCAGTATGCTAACAACAAAGGTATTCCGCATAAGAAATGGGAACAAGTAACCACCAAACTATCAGATATAGACACTAGTAAACTGCACTATGTGCTCGTTCCACTACAACGAATAGTTATCGATCTGGATTTGAAAGATGAAAATGGTAACAAATCTTTGGAACGAAATACAGAAGCCGCTAGTAAATTTCCGCCAACTTATGCCGAGTTTAGTAAAAGTGGTGCTGGAATACATCTTCATTATGACTACGAGGGAGATGTCGAGAAATTAAGTAGAGTATATTCTGAGGGCATCGAGATTAAGATCTTTAATGTCGGCCCAGTGGGACCCAGTTCTCTTCGTAGAAAACTGTCAAAATGCAATAATATTCCCGTTGCAAAAATAAACAGTGGACTACCTTTGAAAGAGGAAAAGATGATAAATGTTGATGCTGTAAAGAGTGAGAAGGGTCTAAGAGATCTGGTCAAAAGAAACCTTAACAAAGAGATCCATCCAGGAACAAAGCCGTCTATCGACTTTATCCATAAGATTTTGGATGATGCTTATTCTTCTGGCCTTAAATATGATCTGACAGATCTTCGATCAAAGATTTTGTCGTTCGCCGTGAACAGTTCCAACCAATCAGAGGCCTGTGTCAAGATCGTGAGTCAGATGAAGTTTAAGTCTGAGGAGGCAAGTCTCGCTACAGAATCAAAAGAAGACGAACCAATAGTATTCTTCGACGTGGAAGTGTTTCCAAATTTGCTTGTTGTAGACTGGATGTATGATCGGGATGACGCTAATGTTGTCCGAATGATCAATCCCACACCACAAGAAATCGAGAATCTATTAAAGTTAAAATTGGTTGGATTTAACTGTAGGCGATATGATAATCATATTCTCTATGGACGGTACATAGGTTATGATATTTCGCAGATCTATGACCTGAGTGCCAAGATCATTGGTGATAGCAAGAATGCATTATTTGGTGAGGCATACAACGTGTCATATACTGATGTTTATGACTTTGCCTCAGCAGCTAATAAAAAGAGTTTGAAGAAATTTGAGATTGAACTCGGTATTCATCACCAAGAACTTGGTCTTCCATGGGATCAACCAATTCCAGAAGAACTTTGGACAAAAGCCGCAGATTATTGTGCTAACGACGTTATTGCGACAAGAGCAACTTTCCATCATTTGTCTGGTGATTGGGAAGCACGAAAAGTCCTGGCTGAATTAAGTGGATTGACAGTCAACGATACAACCAATCAACACTCGATGCGAATTCTTTTCGGTGATAATAAGAAACCCCAAGATAAGTTTATATATACTGACTTATCTGAAATGTTTCCCGGTTACAAATTTGAAGGTGGAAAGAGCACATACCGAGGTGAAGAAACAGGGGAAGGCGGGTACGTCTATGCCGAGCCTGGTGTGTATACCAACGTAGCAGTTTTGGATGTGGCCTCTATGCACCCAAGCAGTATTATTGCGTTGAATATGTTTGGTCCATATACCAAAAGATTTGAAGATATCAAAACTGGACGAATAAGTATCAAGCGTAACGATCGGTCAATATTAGATACTCTTCTAGATGGAAAACTAGTTCCATTTGTTAAAAGGGCAGATGAAGGCTTATTCAAATTATCGTCATTAGCCGAAGGTTTAAAAACAGGATTAAATTCTATTTATGGTCTGACCTCAGCCAGTTTCGATAATCCATGTCGCGACCCAAGAAATAAAGACAACATCGTGGCAAAGCGTGGCGCGCTATTTATGATTGATTTAAAGCACGCCGTGCAAGAAAAAGGTTTCACCGTTGCGCATATCAAAACAGATTCGATCAAGGTACCAGAAGCCACTCCGGAGATCATTAAATTTGTTTGTGATTTTGGTAAAAAATACGGTTATGATTTTGAGCATGAAGCTACGTATAGTAAATTCTGCTTAATTAATGATGCCGTATACATTGCCAAAGTCAAAGAAGGAAAACACGCTGGAGAATGGACGGCAACTGGCGCGCAATTTGCGCAGCCATATGTTTTTAAGACTCTATTCTCAAAAGAGCCAATTGTATTTGAGGATCTCTGCGAGACAAAGAGCGTAACAACCGCTTTATATTTGGATATGCAAGATTTTATCAATGATGTTGACCATGACTATAAATTCATTGGTAAAGTTGGATCATTCTGTCCAATTAAAAACCACTGTGGTGGAGGTTTTCTTCTCAGAGAAAAAGATGGAAAATATTATTCTGCCACAGGTGCCAAAGGTTACAAATGGCTAGAAGCTGAGTTAGTAAAAGAACTCAAGAAAGAGGATGATATCGATTTAACCTATTATCGGAAGATGGTAGATGAATCAATAAAAGATATCTCCAAGTATACCGATTTTGAATGGTTCGTATCCGACGAATCATAACTCACCGAAAGAGGAAAAATGAATAAACAAGTTGTAAGATCTAATTTGGAAATGCAAGACGCCAAAATTTTCTACAGGAACTTTGAAGGTTTACCAACAAAATACAATGTTGCCGGTCAACGCAATTTCTGTTTGCTATTGACTACTGAATTAGCGTCCGTTCTCAAAGCCGATGGCTGGAACATCAAATTCACGAAACCACGTGATGATCAGGAAGACCCCAAACCATATACCCAGATCAAAGTTAATTATGACAATCCCCGAAAGATGCCACGGATCGTCATGATGAATTCGACGAAGAAAACGCTCCTTGACAAAGACACGGTTAAGGTTTTGGATTATGTTGAGATGGTCAAAGTTGATCTCGTCGTAACTCCATCTCCGTGGGACGTTCAAGGTAAAGCTGGGTTGAAAGGTTATGTTAAAGCTTTATATGTAACAGTGGCTGATCCTGATTTTGAAGGGCGTTATGAAGATGTTCCCGGCGCTCAATCTCCCCAGGAAGATGACGCCTAATAAACTTTATGATCATCAGTTATCAGTAATAAGCCAATTAAAGACCGGCTCCATCCTTTGTGGTGGGGTCGGTTCTGGTAAGTCACTTACTTCTTTGTATTATTTCTATACAAAGGAATGTAACGGTTATTTATATGATGGGGAAATGGGTCCTATGCTAAATCCCAAAGATCTGTTTATAATAACCACTGCAAGAAAACGAGACTCATTCGAATGGGAACGAGAGTGCGCCGCGTTTATGATTTCATCAGACCGATCTTGCAGTTATAATAATATAAAACTTACTACTGATTCCTGGAATAACATTGGAAAGTATAAAGATGTAAAAGATGCATTCTTTATATTTGATGAGCAAAGAGTTGTTGGGAGTGGTTCGTGGGTTAAGTCATTCTTAAAAATAACCAAGAACAACAACTGGCTGTTGTTAAGTGCTACTCCAGGTGATACTTGGATGGACTATATACCCGCCTTTATTGCTAATGGATTTTATAAGAATCGAACAGAATTTCTAAGAACCCATGTTGTATACAACACATTCACCAAATATCCTAAAGTCGATCACTATGTAGAATGTGGTCGATTAATAAGATTAAGAAATGATATAACTGTAAATATGTCGTATCTTAAATCTACAACCGCTCATCCAAAAAATATCACCGTACCGTTTGACAAGGAGAAGTTTGATACTGTAGCGATAAAAAGATGGAATCCGTATGAGAATAGGCCGGTCAAAGATATTGGAGAGTTATGTCATGTCATGCGAAAAGTTGTGAATAGTGATACCAGACGATTGGATGCCATAAAGGAAATTTTTAAAGAACACGACAAATTAATTGTGTTTTATAATTTCAATTATGAATTAGATCTTCTTAAACAACTTAAGGATATCTTAGTTGTGGATGTCGCTGAATACAACGGTCATAAACATGAACCAATTCCAAAGGCTGATAAGTGGATATATCTTGTGCAATATATTTCTGGAGCCGAGGGTTGGAATTGTATAGAAACAAATGCTATACTTTTCTACTCTCAGAATTATTCGTATCGAATAATGACTCAAGCAGCTGGTAGGATTGATCGAATAAATACTCCATTTTCGGATTTGTATTACTATACATTAAGATCTTTGTCCATGATTGATATGGCTATAGCAAAAGCCATACATAATAAAAAAGATTTTAATGAATCAAAATTTGTAAACTTTTGAAAGGAGTTTATATGAGAACACCAGACCAGATTCAGAATTTGCGTTTTGCTTTTTATATCGTATTAGGCCCATATGCCGTAATCTGTCCAGATAGTGTTATAGACCGATTGGCCGATCGATTGGTTTTGAATCTTACAGAAATTAAACAAACATGGGATGTTCGTGTTCGTTTGACGGATAATGTTGATGCCGTTTGGGATGACATCAGGAAAGAACCAACGTCACCCAATGCTTCTTTAGCCGACATATCTGTTTTGTGCATTTCATTAATGCAAAAATACTCGAACATTGACGCAATTCAAATTCGAGATCGTGGTATTCAATCCGATAAACATCATTTTATAAGGAGTAAAAAGTAATGCCATCTTTTCGTTACACAGACAACAACCCGCCAACAGATTTTGTAAAAAACCCAGACCGTTGTCAAAAAGTTTTTTGGTTAAATACTTTGTTAACGTGGGTTCAATGCCGGTTCTATAAAAAGAACAACGGCTATTGTAATAAGCATTCAAAAAAAACTTCTTAATTTTTTGCTCGCGCTAAAAACCGATGCTATAATAGAAGAAGAATCGAACTTATTCTTTTTTTATTTTTGCAAGAAGGATGTCCACATGCCAAGAGAAAGTAATTTCCAATCAAAGTTGATAGCCAAAATCGAAGTGTTATTTCCTGGATGCGTAGTTTTGAAGAACGATCCAAATTATCTTCAAGGCATACCCGACTTAATAATTCTTTTCGGAAACATGTGGGCATCCCTTGAGGTTAAACGAGAAAAAGATTCTGATAGACAACCGAACCAAGAATATTACGTAGCATTATTTAATGAGATGTCATATTCTAGTTTTGTTTACCCAGAAAATGAGGAACGAGTGTTATATGAACTTCAACAAACATTTCGACCTAAGAGATCGACACGCATTTCTAAGCGCATCAAAGTATCATTGGACCGGATATGATTTAGACAAATTATCTAGTTCATATTTGAAATTTCAAGCTGTTCAAAAAGGAACAGAGTTACATGCTTTTGCTTGCGAATGTATTAGACTGGGAATTAAACTTCCTAAGAATAATAAGTCATTAAATTGCTATGTGAATGACGCCATAGGATTCAGAATGACTCCGGAGCAGCCGTTATTTTATTCTGACAATTCTTTTGGAACAGCTGATGCAATCTGTTTTAGAGACGAATTGTTAAGAATACACGATTTAAAAACAGGTGTATCTCCAGTATCAATGAGACAATTAGAAGTCTATACCAGTTTGTTTTGTTTAGAGTATGATATTAAACCAAGCGATATTGGTGTTGAATTACGAATTTATCAACTAGATGAAGTCCTAGTTCATATTCCAGTATTAGACGACATTCTTCAAATAATGGAAAAAATTATTATATTCGATAAACAAATTGACAAAATGAAAGTTGAGGAATAACAATGACTGACGAATTGCAACATGTTGGTACTCCAAGACATTCTGGTCGTTATCCATATGGATCTGGTGATGACGGCAATCAACGACACACAACGTTTCTAAAGGCTATTTCTGATTTGAAAAAACAGGGCCTTAGCGAAGTTGAGATTGCTGCCGGTATGGGTATGAAGACCTCTGAATTGAGACGCCAAAACGCAATTGCAAAAGCCGCTCAAAGACAAGCAGATGCAACTCAAGTCGCAAGACTAAAAGAAAAAGGCTACAGCAATGTTGCGATTGGTGCTCGAATGGGCATTAATGAATCATCCGTAAGATCGTTGTTAGACCCAGTTTTGCAAGATAGAAATAATGTTATTTCAACCGTTGGAACAATGCTAAAAAACAGCGTCGATGAAAAAGGTTTTATTGACGTTGGAGCTGGTGTTGAGAATCATTTGGGAGTAAGCCGAACCAAATTAAACACTGCACTAGCTGCAATAAAAGAAGACGGTTATGAAGTCCATTATTCCGAAGTTAAACAATTAGGAACTGGAAAAGCCACATCATTAAAGATCTTGGCTGGTCCTGGTGTAACTAATAAAGAAGTTTATCAAGCTGTCAAAGATGATAAGATTCAAATGCCGATGGATCATTCCAGCGATGGTGGGCGTACTATTGATCCGGTTTTGCCGATTAACCATATCTCTTCTTCTCGTGTTAAAGTACGATACGCCGAAGAAGGTGGTGTAAGCAAAGATGGGGTCATTGAGTTACGTCGAGGAGTTGAAGATCTATCTTTAGGCGAAGCCAAATACGCCCAAGTAAGAATTGGCATTGACGGTAGCCATTACTTAAAAGGCATGGCTATGTACGGTGATGATATGCCAAAAGGTGTTGATATAATGTTTAACACTAACAAGCATACCGGAACTCCAATGATGTCGTCCGACAAAAAAGCAGAACAGGTATTAAAACCGGTAAAAGACGACGATCCTACAAATCCTTTTGGTTCGGCAATTAGACAAAAATTATATACAGATTCAAAAGGACAAGAACAACGATCTGGTCTGAACGTCGTCAATGAAGAAGGCGCTTGGTCTGAATGGTCAAGAAATATATCATCTCAAGTATTATCAAAACAAATTCCAGGGACAGCCAAAAAACAACTTGGCTTAGCTTTTGATTTGAAACAGGAAGAGTTTGACGATCTTAATAGCCTTACAAATCCTGCAATAAAAAAGAGACTCCTCGAATCGTTTGCAGATGATTGTGATTCTTCTGCTGTTCATTTGAAAGCAGCAGCACTTCCAAGACAAGCTCAACATGTTATTTTGCCTTTAACCACTATAAACGAAAGAGAAATTTACGCTCCAAATTATCAAAATGGAGAATCTGTAGTTCTTATTCGTCACCCTCATGGTGGTACTTTCGAAATTCCAGAGCTTATAGTAAATAACAATAATCCGGAAGCAAACAGAATAATGAAGGGCGCTAAAGATGCTGTTGGTATTCATCCAAAAGTTGCATCTAAGTTGTCTGGTGCTGACTTCGACGGCGATACCGTTCTAGTCATACCTAACAAAGACAAGAATATTCGCACTTCTGATTCAATAAAAGGTTTATCGGATTTTGATTCAAAGGCTGCATATCCTGGATATGAAGGTATGTCCAAGATGTCACCAAGAACTAAACAAATGCAAATGGGTAATATCAGCAATCTTATCACCGACATGACTATTAAAGGTGCAACGATTGATGAATTGGCAAGGGCTGTTAAACACAGCATGGTAGTTATTGACGCCGAAAAACATAATTTAAATTATAAACAGTCGGCCATAGATAACAACATTGCTGGTTTAAAATTGAAATATCAAGGTGGTGTTCGTTCTGGATCATCGACCCTTATTTCAAGAGCGTCATCTGATATTCGAGTTAAGCACCGAAAAGATCAAGTAAAAGTTGATCCTTTGACTGGAGAAAAAGTATATACAGATACAAACCAATCTTACACTGTTAAAATCGCAGATAAGAAAGGCCGATATAATATAGATCCCCAGTCAGGGAAAAAAGTATACCTTGATTTCAAAGAAAAAATAGTACCTCGCACTACCAAGTCCACAAAAATGGCAGAAGCAACAGATGCTTTTGATTTATCATCAGGTATGCCTATTGAAAAGATATATGCTACTCATGCCAATAATCTAAAAGCACTTGCTAACAAAGCCAGAAAAACTGCATTAGAAACATCCACTACTAATTACTCCCCCTCTGCATCTAAACTTTATGCCCCCGAGGTTACTTCTTTAAAGGCTGCTTTGGACTTAGCATTTAGAAACAAGCCCTTAGAACGAAAGGCCCAACTACTAGCAAACAAGGTAGTTGCTATGAAGAAGCAAGCTAATCCTGACATGGATCCAGATGACTTAAAGAAGTTAAAAGGAAGAGAGTTGATAACTGCCCGTAT